TTAGAGCCGCACGACCTCGCACACGGTGAGGCGCCCGTCTGCCACGCGGAAACGCACATCAAAGCCCGCATATTCAAAGCCGTAGCGCGCCTCCGGGTCATTTTGGTACGCCGGGCGTGGATCCTGCCGCAGGGACGCTACGAGCGCCGCACGTTTTTCTTCCGGGATCATGCTGAGCCATTCCTCGGGAAACTCCACCTCAAGCGCATAGCCGTAACGCGTTTCTGCGAAACCGTCCGCCGCATCCGGATGGCTATCGGTAAAGGAAAGATACGGTTTGATATCATAAATGGGTGTTCCGTCCATCAGATCGGCGCCGGAAACATGAAGCACTGTGCCAAGGCCCGGGCGTGTTTGCAAACCCAGCAGGCGCACGGAGGAGAGGCCGATGGGGTTGGGGCGAAACGGAGAACGCGTGGCAAATACGCCCATGCGTTTATTTCCGCCGAGCCGCGGCGGCTTTACCATGGGGGACCACCCTGCCCGGTGCACCTCTGAGAACCCCCATATCAGCCAAATATGCGAGAATTCAGCAAGGCCGCGCAACGCATTTGCATCCCGGTATTCGGGCTCAAACACAATCACGGACTTTTGTTCCGGTACGAGGCCGCTTTGGCGCGGGATGCCAAACTTCGTGGTAAAATCGCTTCGGATGCGCGCGATGACGCGAAGCGGAGGCAGTTGGTTCATAAGCTTCCTTTCCTGCAACCTGGAATCATCAATACATGTTTTTCATTATAAAATGAGGGATGCTTCCGGACAAGCCTCAAAGCAAAGGATGCTTTGCCATTTCCACCCGCATATGCCGGGCCGCGGCTCCGACTCCCTTCCTTTGCAATTTCAAACAAAAAACCACCCAAAGGGTGGTTTGTTTGGAGCTGGTGATGGGAGTCGGACTTATATTGCTTTTTTCCATATAATATTTATAAAATAATATGCATAGATTTAAGCCATATATAACATGAATTTGTATATATATTATTAGTTTATTATGGGTAATAAAAATAAATCGTGTACTTTTTCGTGTACCTTATATATCGTTTTCCTGACAGGAAACCATCTCGCTTATATATTGTTTTAATAATAATCAGTAAATAATTTAAAGTATTATTTATCATTGCACACTGTAATACATATTATGAAAAACACAGCTCTTATTATATATTATTATATTATTGTATATAGACATTAATTTAGCATGGTGTATTAACACATAGAGAGAACACATCTCTCACACTCTCACAATCTTACCCCCACCATATAGGGGGGGAATTTCTGCTACATGGCACTGTATCATCGTAACAAGGAGGATGATACAAGAAATGCCGGACTGGAACGCGATTAAATCTGAATACATTACGGAAGATATCAGCTACCGAAAATTAGCCGATAAATGGGGCGTTTCATTCCGCACGCTTGCGGATCATGCCAGGAAAGAAAGCTGGAACAAGGAACGCAACACACATCGGGACAACGTAACAAAGCAAACAGTACAAAAAATAGCCGCGCGTCAATCATCGGACGGCGCTTACAAGTTGCTGCGCTTGCAGGAGGCCGCAGATAGCATCGGCGATGTCATTGCGAGCATATTCGGCGACGCCGATCAATTCCACCGGCACATCGTGGAGGACGGGAATTACAGTGTTGAGGAGCGAGTTTACAAAAAAGTAGACACAAAGGCAATTAAAGACCTGACCGGCGCAATGAAGGATTTGGCCTATGTGCTTCGCAACGTGTACGACCTGCCCACCAAGCAGGAGCAGGTGACGATGGATAATGCAGCGGAGCGGCTGCGCATCGAGAAGGCTAAGGCCGAAGAAGGCAAAGAAGATACAAAAGAAATCTCCGTTGAGTTCTTCTCTGAGGAGGAGAAGGGGTGGTCTGAGTAATGGCTATTCAGCTGCGCATCCCTAAGCCAAGCGAAAAGCAAAGGCTATTTTTGGAAGATAGACACAGCTATGTCGCATACGGCGGGGCGCGCGGCGGCGGGAAGAGTTGGAGCGTGCGCGTCAAATCGGTACTGCTGTGCATCACCCATCCAGGCATCATCATCATGATTATACGCCGCACGTACCCGGAATTGCGCGCAAATCACATTGAACCCCTGCGCAAGATGCTGGGGCGCAAATTCGCCAGGTACAACGACAGCAAGAAGGAATATGCCTTCAACAATGGATCTACCATATTGTTCCGCTACTGTGCCAGTGAAAAAGACATGGATAATTACCAGGGCACGGAGGCGGACGTTATCTTCATCGACGAAGCCACACAGTTCGACGAAAAGGTGTTTCGCATGTTCGTGGCGTGCCTGCGCGGTGTGAACCAGTTCCCAAAACGCGTTTACCTTACGTGTAATCCAGGCGGCAAAGGACATGCATGGGTAAAGAGGCTGTTCATAGACAGGCGATTCAAGGACGATGAAGACCCAAACGACTATTCCTTTATCCAAGCCCTTGTGCAGGACAACGATGCATTGATGAAAAGCCAGCCGACATACATCAAACAGCTTGAGGCGTTGCCGCCAAAGCTGCGGGACGCATGGCTGTATGGAAGATGGGATATCTTCGAGGGGCAGTTTTTTGAGGAGTTTTCAGACAATCCGAAAGGATATGAAGAACGCGTATTCACGCATGTAATTCCGGCTTTTAACCCTCCTAAGGCGTGGAAACGATACAGGAGTTTCGACTTCGGATACTCCAAACCATTTTCTTGTGGTTGGTGGGCTGTCGATCATCATGGCGTGTATTACAGGATATTGGAGCTGTACGGCTGCACCGATACGCCGGACGAGGGTGTGAAGTGGACTGTTGACAAGATATTCCGTGAAATTGCGCGGATAGAGCGCGAACACCCATATCTGAAAGGGCACACGATTGAGGGCGTGGCAGACCCGGCAATATGGGAGGCTTCACACGGGCCCACGATCGCGGACGCTGCTGCGAAAGAGGGCATTTACTTCCAAAAGGGAGACAACAAGCGCATACCCGGATGGATGCAAATGCATTATCGCATGGCATTCGATGAGGATGGGCACCCGATGATGTATATATTCGACTGCTGCAAGGGATTCATACGCACAATTCCGACGCTAGTGTATAGCGAAATCAAGCCGGAAGACCTCGACACAAAGCAGGAAGACCATATCGCGGATGAAACCCGCTATATGTGCATGCTTAACCCGATTGCACCGCGCGTTTCGTCTACGAATCCAACACCGGAGTACAACCCGCTTGATCTTTGGAACGATGACAAAAAAGACGAGTATACATTCTACAGAATTTAGGAGGTACACATGGCATTCTTTGGACGCAAGAATAAATCCGACGATTTACAAACAAGGCAGCAGGAGGACATTACCCAGCCCGATAAGGGAGTAATCCTGCCAGAAGAACCGGCCGCACAGTATGTTGGCCGCGTTGGCGCGATTGGCAAAGAGCAAGTGCTAAAGGCGGAGCAGACCCTAAAGGAATACAAGGCCGGGAAAGCGAGCCTTGAGCGCCGCATCATCGAGAATGAACAGTGGTATAAGCTTCGCCATTGGGAACAGATCAGGGCAAAGAAGTCGAATCCCGGTGATCCTGAACCGGCATCGGCATGGCTGCTGAACTGCATCGCAAACAAGCATGCAGACGCGATGGACAATTACCCGGAGCCAAACGTGCTTCCGCGCGAGAAGGATGACGAGATGGACGCTGAGCTCCTCTCCTCCATCCTCCCCGTCATTCTCGAACAAAACGAGTTCGAGCAGACCTATAGCGATATGTGGTGGTACAAGCTCAAAACCGGCACGGGCGCTACTGGCGTGTTTTGGTCTACGACAAAGAACAACGGAATCGGTGATATCGATATTCGGGATCTCGACTTGCTGAATCTGTTTTGGGAACCCGGAATAACTGATATTCAGAAGTCGCGCAACCTGTTCCACGTTGACCTGATCGATCGCGATCTCGCAGAACAGCGCTATCCGTTTCTTAATGGCAAGCTGTCCTCTCCCACCATCGACATAGCGAAATATGTCTATGATGACACCATCGACACGAGCAAGAAAACCGCCGTGGTTGACTGGTACTACAAGGTTTCTCGCGATGGAAGGGATATTCTGCATTACTGCAAATTCTGCAATGGTGAGGTGCTATATGCCAGCGAGAACGATCCCAACTATGCTGAGTGCGGTTTCTACGATCACGGAAAATACCCCGTTGTGTTCGACACACTATTCCCGGAAGCCGGAACGCCGGCGGGATTCGGCTATATCGATGTGTGCAAAAGCCCGCAGCTTTATATAGACAAGCTGGATCAGGTGATTTTGAAGCATGCAGTTATGGGCGCACGCCCTCGATTCTTTGTGCGCGGGGATGGAGCGATAAACGAAACTGAATATGCAGACTGGACAAAGGATTTCGTTCATTATCAGGGCAGCGGAGACCCGAATGAGAATGTGATTCCGATTCAGATACCAACTTTGTCGGATGCGTATATCAACGTTCGCACGCTGAAAATCGACGAGCTAAAGGAAACATCCGGCAACCGTGACTTCTCGCAGGGTGGGACAAGCTCGGGGGTAACCGCTGCATCTGCTATTGCCGCATTGCAGGAGGCCGGAAGCAAGCTTTCCCGCGACATGATAAAAAGCAGCTACAGGGCGTTCACTCAGATAAATTATCTGTGCATTGAGCTTATGCGGCAGTTTTACCGCGAAGATCGCTGCTTCCGCATAATCGGGAAGCAGGGCGAGATGAAGTTTATGCAGTTCAATGGCCAGCGCATTGCAGCAAAGCCGCAGGGCAACGACTTCGGCCTTGATTTGGGCTATCGCGTGCCGATCTTCGACATCAAGGTAACATCGCAAAAGTCCTCCCCGTTCTCCACGGTAGCGCAAAACGAACGGGCTAAGGAGTTGTACGGCATGGGCTTCTTCCGTCCCGATCTCGCGGATCAGTCGCTTGCCGCACTTGAGATGATGGATTTCGAGGGCATAGAGGCCGTGCGTGAACGTGTTGCACAAAACGGCACGATGTATCAGCAGTTGCAGGCGATGCAGCAGCAAATGGTGAAGATGGCCGCAATTATCGATGCGCAGAACGGGACAACGATCGCGCAGGGAATGGCACAATCCGGCATTGGAATGCAAGGGAACCCGGTTTCGGGCGGCTCTGAGGCGCGCGCCAATTCGCTGGGCGACATGTTGAATTCTGCCAGAGGAAGCACTTCCGGCGCGGCGCGGGCAAGGGCTGCATCTGCATCCACGCCCGATTGACGGGAGGCAGCAGCATGACAACGGCACGATTTTGGGAAAACGGATCACGTTATGAAATCAACATAACAGGTCACGCGGGATACAACACGAATGGCCCTGATATTGTATGCGCTTCGTGTTCTGTGCTGGCCTATACGCTGCTCAACGAAATACTCGCAGTAGACGCAGAGGGCGGCGTGCGTGGCGTTTCCACCGAGATAAGCGACGCTGACGGAGTTTTCAAGCTGTCGTTTTATGTCAATCCCGGCGCACGTGACCGGGTGCACAACTCCGTGAATCTAATACTGTCAGGCTTCTACCTGCTTGCAAATAGATACCCTGACTTCGTGCTCGTAGCCCGGGCATAGGTAGGGGGGAAATCCAGAACTTACATGCTGTACGATTAGATTGACGCGAGGGAAAGACCTCAGAAGGCCGCGGGAAAGACCGCTGACGCTGGGTAAAAAGCCAAGTATGACACCCCGGAAAGACGGGAGGAGGACGAACCATGAAAACACACAAAAAGCTGTACGCATTTCTCAATCTTCGTCTTTTTGACGGAGAAGGTACTGGTGCTGGCGGAGCTGCACCGAACGGTGGAGATGGTACTCCCGGCGCTTCATCCGCGAAGGATAAGGCCGGTGGAACATCCGCGCCTAAGGTTCTTTACGGGAAGCAACACGAGGCTGAACCGCCCTCGACATCGGAAGTTACCAAAGCGAAAGAACCTGATGTATCCGTCACCGCAGATGCAGAGGAAGCACGCAGAGCGGAGTTTGAACGCCTGATAAAGGGCGATTACAAGGATCTGTTCGATGAACGCGTACAGCGAAACATCAACGCACGATTCAAGGAAATGGACGGTTATAAGTCCAAAGCCGCGCAGGCGGATGCCCTCTCCCCTGTTCTTGACCTTCTCGCAAGCAAGTACGGCGTTGACGGCAAGAACGTGGATGCAATCGTAAAAGCGATCGAAGAAGACGATGGCTACTACGAGGACGAGGCCGCAGATAAGGGGATATCGGTAGAGCAGCTCAAGTACGTGAAGCGCATGGAACGCGAAAACGCGGAGCTTCGCCGTGCTGCGCAGGAGCGCGAAAGGCAGCAGATGGCCGATCAGCAGTATTCACAGTGGCTGCAACAGGGGGACGAATGCAAGCGCATTTATCCCGGATTCGACTTCAAAACCGAAGTAACGAATCCTGATACCGGCAATCGGTTCTTCGGATTGATCCAGAGCGGCGTTGATGTAAAGACCGCATACGAGGTGCTGCACAAGGATGATATCATCGGCGGCGCCATGCAGTACACCGCACAGGCAGTACAGCAAAAAACCGTAAATGACATTCGCGCACGCGGCATGCGTCCCGCTGAAAACGGAGGCGGCGGAAACAGCCCGGCGGTGATTGTCAAAAACGATCCCAAAACATTCACCAAAAAAGACCGCGAAGAAATTGCGCGGAGGGCATTGCGCGGAGAGCGAATTGAGCTCTAAATCAAGCCGCGTTGCCCTGAAAGGAGAGTAACGCATGTTTGCTAAAATGATTTACACGGATGTGAACCTCGCACTCTTTGCAACGGCAAACGTCCAAACCACGCTGCTCAACAGCACGGGGAATGACCTTTCCCCTGAAATGCGCACCTATTACGAGGATCGGCTCATTGACCTTGCGGAGCCGAACCTCGTGCACGACCAGTTTGGCGAAAAATACCCCATCCCCAGGCACGGCGGCAAAACCATCAACTTCCGCAAGTTCAGCCCGCTTGCCAAGGCAACCACGCCTTTGACCGAAGGCGTAACGCCCGATGGGCAGAAGCTCGATGTGGATGACATCGAAGGAACCGTAAGCCAGTATGGCGGATATGTCACCATTTCCGACATCCTTGAACTGACTGCGGTTGACCCAATGCTCGAACGTGCCACGCGTCAGCTCGGCTCTCAGGCGGGGCGCACCCTCGATACCATTACCCGAGAAGTCGTTACGGCCGGCACGAACGTCATGTATGCTCCCAAGGCCGACGGAACGGAGATCCTTACCAGGGCAACCGTTGATAAGACCTCCCTCCTCACCGTTCCGCTTATCTTCAAGGCCGTTGCCAAGCTTCGTTCCATGAACGCAGTTCCGATCGATGACTGCTATGTCGCTGTGGTTCACCCGAACGTGGCGTGCGACCTGATGCTTTCCGATGATTGGATCGAGGTGCACAAGTACGCAACCCCCGAAAACATCTATAACGGTGAAATCGGCAAGATCGGCGGCGTGCGCTTCGTTCAGTCCACCGAAGCGAAGATTATCAGCGGTGCGGGCGCTGTCGCCACAACTGGCGGCACCGACAAAATCTCCGTTTACTGCACCATGGTATTCGCCGCAAACGCATTCGGCGTAACGGAGCTTTCGGGCGGCGGCTTGCAGCACATCGTGAAGCAGCTCGGCTCTGGCGGTAGCTCTGACCCGCTGAATCAGCGCGCAACCACCGGCTGGAAGGCAACCAAGACCGCTGTCCGCTTGGTCGAGGAATACATGGTTCGCATTGAGCATGCATCCTCCACCTCCCTTATGGCGGCATCCAACTAATCAACTACAGAGGGGGCGATAATTCGTCCCCTCACACAAATTCGTCTATTTGAAAGGAGAATACCATGGAAGGCAAACCGTCTAAAGACGTAAAGGAAATCAACGCGGCAATCGAAACGGAAGATCCCGGAAATGAAATGGTTAAGATCCGCATCCGGAAGGACAAGCGTGTCGGTAGCGATTTGTTTGTCAGCGTGAATGATCATAACTTCCTCATCAAGCGTGGCGAAACCGTAGAGGTTCCGCGCTATATCGCCGAGGTAATCGAGAACTCCGTGTTGCAGGATGAGCGCACGGAGGAACTGATTGAAACCTATGGCGCGGGTGCCAACTGGGACTAAAAAGCGTAACGAACAAACGGGGTGCCGGTACACCCCGTTTCTATGCCGCCCTGTGCAAGGCATTCAGCCGGTGCAATTCCGGCGGGCAGCACTTACAATCCGGGAGGTGCAAAGAATCGTGACAGTACGTGATGCAATAGCACGGCTCCAAAAGGTAAAACCGAACCAATATGATGATGCGACGCTCGTCAAGTGGCTCTCAGACCTTGACGGGATGATCTTCAACGATGTTATTTTGACCCATGAAGGCGCAGATAGCGCAGGCTTTTCGGAATATGATCCCGATTCCGATATAGACTGTGAGCTTCTTGCGCCGGATCCTTATACGGATATTTATGTGAAGTATCTGTCCGCGCAAGTAGACTTCCATAATGCAGAATTCAGCAGATATAACAACTCGATGGTTATGTTTACTTCCGCGTATTCCGAATTTACTTCGTGGTACAACAGAACTGCGATGCCATTACAAAACAATCACGTGAGGATTTAAGGATGCCACAACTTCCGATTCTAAACGAGATAGACACATCCCGCGAACTCGTTACTGTATTCGCGGGATATAACCATAATTTGAGCATTGCATCCGGCGAGTTCTACGACATGAAAAACATGTCATCAGACCTCGCCCCTGTGCTTTCCCCTCGAAAGCCGCGCGGAAAACTGCGCACATTTACGAAACCGAACGGCCTGTTTGCACACACAAAGCTGTGCTGGGTAGACGGTACAAGCTTGTACTACGATGGAACGGCTGTCGGAACGGTTCAGGACAGCAAGAAGCGCTTCGTATCCATGGGGGCTTACATCATCGTGTTCCCGGATAAGGTGTACTACAACACGCACACAGGCGAATTTGGGAGCCTTGAAGCGACTTCCACCACAAGCGGAACGGTAAACGCTACCCTGTGTAAACTTGACGGCTCTGCATACGAGGATATAACAACCTCCGCAACCGCGCCGGAAAGCCCTTCTGATGGTAAGCTGTGGCTCGACACGAGCGTAACCCCGAATGTGCTTAAGCAGTATTCAACTGCAAATAACGCGTGGGTTAGCATACCGACAACGTATGTAAAGATTGGTTCCACCGGCATAGGCGCCGGATTTTCCGAAGGGGACGGAGTTACGATTTCCGGCATGGAAAATACTGCTCTCAATGGAGATTTCATTCTGTATGGAGCAGGCGCGGATTATGTTGTTGTAACCGCAATAATCGCCTCGGCCGCAACGCAAACTGCTGCGGTCACCGTATCCCGCTCCGTTCCCGATTTGGATTTTGTAACGGAAAGCGAGAATCGGCTATGGGGATGCTCGTCCGCAAACCATGAAATATATGCATGCAAGCAGGGAGACCCGAAGAACTGGCATTCATTCCTTGGCGTTTCAAGCGACAGTTATGCCGCTACGGTAGGTTCTCCCGGCAATTTCACGGGCTGCTGCAAGCATGGCGGCTATGTGATGTTTTTCAAGGAAGATGTAATACACAAGATTTACGGCACAAAGCCAGCGAACTATCAGCTTAGCGATATGACTGCGCGCGGCGTAGAGGCGGGAAGCCACGCAAGCCTCTGCGTAGCGAACGAAACGCTTTATTACAAGTCGAGAAGCGGGATTTGCGCAATGACATCCGCGCTTCCGGAGGATATATCAAGCGCATTTGGCCAAGAGGTATATAAAAACGCAGTAGCCGGCGTGTACGGATCAAAATACTGCGTGTGCATGGAGGATGTGTCCGGCAGCCATGTCCTCATGGTCTACGATTCATCAAAGGGGCTGTGGCACAAAGAGGACGGCGTGAAAGTCTCATACTTCGCAGCGCTCGGGAATGACCTTTATTTCATATCCGATGCGGACAATGCACTCTATTGCATGAGCGGAGATTTGACGAACTATGCCGATACCAACGCTGCATCGGAAGGCCGTGTTGCGTGGTGCTGTGAAACCGGGGATATAGGGCGCAACAATCCGAACAGCAAGTATATATCCAAACTGCAAATCCGTATGGAAGTGGATTCCGGCGCATCTGTAAGGATAGACATTAAATGCGATGGGGTTGGAGAGTGGCAGGAAAAGGCGCGATTCAGCGTTACAAATAAGCGGTCATTCTCTGTTCCGATCATCCCGCGAAGATGCGACACCATGCGGCTTAGGATTTCAGGCATTGGCGGATGCAGGATTTACTCCATCTCCAAAATCGTTGAAAAAGGGAGTGAATTGTAATGGGGCTTGTTAATTTCTCGCTGCCGAGCTTTGACGAAGGTTCGCTCGACAGCAAAAGAGAGCTTAAGCGGATAAAGGAATATCTTTACCAGCTCACGGAACAGCTCAAGTTTACGCTCATGAATCTCGATGATGAGAACCTTTCGGGCGAATTTGTTGAGAGCGTGGACAGGAGCAAGGACATCTTGGAGCTGCGTTCGACTTTAGCATCGATTCGGTCAAACCTTTCAAGCTATGGCGATGTGAAAAAGGCGAGCATTATTTCGAGCATCAATGCGTCGGGTGAAACCGAAAAAATAAGTGCCGGGCGCGTTGAGATAAGCGGGTATTCCGGCGAAATCCCTTCCCTCGCCGTGAAAGGCTCAAACCTTTCAAAGGACAATTATGCAAGCGGAACACTGTATCTTCTCGGCATAACGCCAAATGGGGATATCAAATTATGCCAACTGTCGGTGCAGGACGGCGATGCACCTTCGGCAACGCTTACTGTTGTGCCGGTCGCGCCGGAAGTCAGCCAATAAATAAGGAGGAAGCATTATGGCAAGCAAATACAGAAAAGGCGATGACGTAAAAGAGCTCCAAACGCTCCTAAACAGCAATGGTTACTCGCTTGACGTGGATGGCATATACGGCCCCAAAACACAAGCCGCATATAACGATTACAGTAACCGAAACTCGAACGGTTACGTTACGTTGAAGCCGAACACCACCACGCCGGATTGGAGCAAACCTGCGGATCAGCTTGGAGGCGGAAACGCCGCTTCCAATGGCTACAGCGGGAGTTATTATAGTTCCCGTTATTCCAGCGGCAGCCCCAACCTCCCGTCATCTTCCGATGCATATAACGAGCTGTTAAAGTACGAAGGATCGCGTCCCGCTGCGTTTCAAAGCAAGTACGAGGATCAGATTCAAGGGCTGCTCGATAAGATTATGAACCGTGAAGCGTTCAGCTATGATTTTAACGCAGATCCGTTGTATCAGCAGATGAAAGACCGCTATACCCAGCAAGGGAAACTTGCTATGCAGGATGCAATGGGGAACGCGGCAGCACTTTCGGGCGGATACGGTAACAGCTATGCGCAGACGGTAGGCCAACAGACATATCAAAACTATATGCAGGGGCTTAATGATGTGATCCCCGAGCTGCGCGATGCTGCATATCAGATGTACACGGACGAAGGAAACAGGATGAATACAAACCTGAATACCCTTCGCGGCCTGGATGATACGGATTATGGAAGATACCGCGATACCGTCGGCGACTGGTACAATGACCGCGATTACTACAACAGCAAGTATTTCAACCTGTATGACCGCGAATATCAGGCATATATGGATGCTATGGCTGCGGCAGCGGCACAGGCGGCGATCGGTGGTTCCAGCGGAAGCAGGGGGAGCGGGAGCGGAAAGTCTGCCATCAACTATGCCGATGCAAAGCAGTTTATTGAATCTGAGGCAAAAAAAGGCGCTTCAAAGAGTGAGCTCAATAAACTGGTTACGGAGCTTAAATCGGACTACAAAATGAATGATTACGAGTGGAAGAACCTTGAAAGCTATACCAACATTCTTGGTGATGGTTTCAGGAAAAACTTCGACAAAAAGAAGCTGCCGAATTCATACGAAAAGTAATTGCTTGTATTGGAGGCAAGTTATGTCTAAAAAATTTGAAGATTTTTTGAAAGCAAGGGATGCGAGAGCCGAACAAAATGAGAGCATTAGAAAAAAGCGTGCTGAATTCAACGCTGCTCAATCCCGTTCCGCTGTAGATAGAAAATATGAGAGCTTTATAAATTCGCTTCGGCCAGATGAACGGCAGGATCTATTCACTTCAAGTGACGAGCGCAATTCCGAGATGCGTGAATGGATTTCAAGCGTCATGAGCCAAGATCGCTATGCAGAACTCGAATCGAAAGCACGCAACACCTATATCCCGGCGCAGTTTGGGCAGCAGATGCTCAGCAACCAACGGATGCGCGCATATCAGGAAAGGTATCAGGGCACCTATGTTCCGGCGTCTCTTTCACAAGATGCGATTCGCAGGAACGGCGCGGGGAACGATTACAACGCATATTCGGATGCTATGCTGCGCGGCGAGTATCTCCGTAACACAGACACGGGCGCAATGCAAAAAGAGCTTGATGCGCTGAATAAAGAACTTGATGAAAGAAAGAAGTATTACGATGGCGCTAAAAAAAGTTTGGGCATAGTGAGGCGCACAAAAGGAGAAGACGATCCCCTGTATCTGAGCTATGCGAATCAGATAACAGATTACGAGGCCAAACAGGCGCGCGCTGGGGAACTCCAAAAAGACATCTACGATGCAACGAACCTGCAAACGCTTTCCAAGTATGCGGGGTATTCCGAGAACGCAGACTTCAAAGATTATGCCACGCGTGGCGCCGCAATCGACAATCCAACTTGGTCACAGTCTGAAAAAGCGGGCATAATCCCCACATTGCTTAATGGAGAACGCTCCAAAATAAACAATCCTGTGTCGTTCTATTTGGAAAACCAAAAAGCTGGCGGCGAGGAAGCTTATGAGTTCATGAATAAGGACGAACTCGACACCTATAACTACACTCTCGCAAAATATGGTGAGAGCGAGGCAAACAAGTATCTGAGCGCTTTAAGGCCGCAGCTCAACCAACGCTCCACGTCGAAGATCACAGGGGATGTTGCTGAGATTGCGGACAAGTATCCAATTCTGTCCAGTGGAGCGTCCATTCTCATGTCTCCGCTAAAGGGCATGGGATATATCGATTCCGTTGTAAGCGATTTGTCCGGACAACGGATTGATACCAATAACAGAAACTGGCTCTACGGAAACATGCAAGACGCAGTGCTCGATACGGTTTCTAAGAATATTGAATCCGGATGGTCGGGAAGCGTCGGTTCGTTTCTCTACAATACGGGCATGTCAATCGCCAATAATGCTGCGCTTGTTGCCATGACCGGCGGAACTCCCGCTGGGCAGGCTGCAAGTTTGGCGATTATGGGGCTCGGTTCATCCTCAGACAATACGAAGGATGCCTTGCGCCGTGGAGCAACACAGGAGCAGGCTCTTCAGCTCGGCGCGCTCGCCGGGATAGCGGAGGTTTTGTTTGAAAAGGTAAGCCTTGACAACTTCATTAAATTGTCCGCTCCCGGTGCACGAGGGGCATTCCTTAAGAACGTGCTTAAACAGGCAGGCATAGAAGCATCAGAGGAAGTTGCCACTGAGGTTGCAAACATCATTGCCGACAATGCGGTCATGGGCGATTTGTCGAACTACAATCTCGCCGTAAACGCATACGTTTCTGATGGCATGAGCCGGGAGGAAGCGAAAAAGAAAGCGTCTATTGACAGCTTTATGAACGTGCTGCTTGCCGGGGCTGGCGGTGCGCTTTCCGGCGGCGTTATGGGCATAGGCGGTCAGACGGTTGGAAATTTGCGAGCTGCATCCATTGGCAGGAACAGCGGCATAGACGCGGACGCTTTGATTCGAGCCGCGGTCTCCATGCCAGAGAACAGCGCTGCACGCGAGCTGGCACAGCGCATAAGTGACGGAAGTACAAAAAGAAGCAACGTATCTATTGGGAACCTTGCTTCCACCTACGCACAGGAGGGCGGCGATATTTCCGCGCTGATGTCTCCCTCCCCCGCCTCTTCTGCGGAGGAAGATCCTCTCCGCAGGGCGGCATACGAAGTTGCGGAAAAGAAGCTCCAAGGGAATACGCAAAACGCAGAAGAATTCTCCATGCCGTCAAAGGCTCAAATTCAGCCTGTGGAGCGCGTGCCTGCAAATGAAGCCTCCAATGCCTCCAACGCTATTGCAATGCCGGATAACGCAGCTACGGCAAGCGACACGGCTAATGCGAAGCGTGCCGAAATCGGTTCCGCATCCGAAATAGCTTCCAAGCTTAGCTCTGCGTTCAGCGCTTCCCCGGAGCTTAACGTATACGCGGACGAAAACGGGAGCATAAACATTGACCGCAACGGAAAGTCGTATGCGAAGATGGATGAGCGGGAGGCGCGCGCCATGGTCTCCTCTTACGATGGAAGCGTAAATGCAATCGATTACGCGAGCGGCTTTCATGCCGCATACAGCTATGCAGTGCGCGGCATCGAGCTTTCGCAGATCAAGGATAATAGCATTTCGGTTCGTGATCTTACGGATGCCCAGCTTTATGCGGCATACGCGGCGGGTAGAAATGTACATTTCAAAGAGAACGCGCCTGCGGAGAGCGCACTATCGGCAAGGCGTGCAGCTGCACTCAGCCCGGACAGCACTGAGTTTCAGCCCGGCGTGAATCGAATCGTGGATACTAAGCTGTCCAACAAGCAGGAATCACAAATTCGCGTGCTGGATGCGCTTGGCAGGAAGTATGGCGTGGAGATTATCCTCGACGACGCGCTATATCACGAAAACGGAGGCAAGCAAGGCCAGCATTCCGGAGACAACGCTTTCTATAACCCCAACACAAAGCGCATTCACATCAATCAGAATGCGCTCGGCGAAGCGTACCTTGCGGTCGGAATGCACGAGCTGACCCATTACATCAAGGACAACAATACCAAGGCTTATGATACCCTCGAAGCCTTTATTCTCTCTGCACTTGAAGAGCGCGGTGAGAATGTCCGGGCTCTGATTGATTATCAGATGGAGCATAACGGGTATTCCGAGGATGTTGCCCGTGAAGAGGTGGTCGCAAATACGATCCCGGCGATCCTGAACGATGAATCCTATGTGAAAAAGCTCGTTGAAGCCGACAGGACGCTTGCAGAGCGCATCCGCGACTTTCTGCAGGAGTTCATCGACACAATCAAAGAAACGCTTCGTACGCTCGAAGGAGAAGCGAGCTGGAAGCAGATGCAGAGCATCCGGCAGGATACAGAGCTGCTTTCTGCGATTGCGGATATGTTCGATGCTGTGTTAGGGGAGACAAGTTCCGAACGCGGCAAAGCAAAAGAGGGTGTCATGCTATCCACGAGAGAGAGGGCTGGGTTTGCTCGTGACAGATATTATGATCGCCAGATCCAAAGGTGGGACGATTTGACCGATGGTGCGAGAATAAAAGTGGGAGAAGTGAAACTCGGAAGTGCGCTAAATGCAGTTGGGTTGCACGATACGGGGATGTATTTTGACGTTGGAAAGATTAAAAAGGTGATGCGCGAGCACGGGGATCATCTTACTGAAAACATTATGCAGCAAATCCCGGACTTGCTCAGCAACCCCATCGTAATAACGCAATACAGCGAAAATACCATTAGCGTGTACGGCGATCTGTTCGTGGGCAATACCCCCGTCGTGGTTGGCGTGGTTATGAACAGGGGTGCGAACGGGCAGACCTTGATAAACAAGATTCGGACGATTCACGCGAGAAAGGATTTTGCATCTCAAATTACCGACCACAACGTGTTATATCTCAACGAGGACAAAAAAAGAACCCGCAGTTGGTTCCAGGTCTGCGGCATCCACGTGCCGTTAGACGGAAACAAGTTTGGGCTCATTCGTAGTATACGCGATTCCTCTGAAAAAATCAACCGTTTCTCCGCAAAGGACACCGAAAAGCGAGCCGTGGAGCATTTTGGAAAAACATATTCCTGGAATGAAACCGGGTACATCACCACAAGTGGAGCAAGGCTCGATTTCTCCGGCAGGCACGAAGGTGCACCGGGCGGATACCGAACGGTAGACCACCGGGATATTCTGGACGCATACGGCGAGGATTCGGACATGAGCGGAAGCGAGGCCATGGTAGATTTCATGGCGCATGGAAATATCAGGATTTCCCCGGAAAGTGGAGGTATTAACCTTTCCGTCATGCCGACTGCGGCGCAATATGAAAAACTGGAACAGTTCGTACAGAAATACCGCGGCGAAGTTATGCTTGACATTGACGATACGGACGGGAACACGCTGCACAGCGTAGAATATCCAAGAAACACCCGCGCATCAAAGGTGCTCAACGACATCCGCAACTACTTTGAAAACGGAACAGTTCCAGAAGTGTCCGTAACGCAACAGTTCCGTTTCTCCGCAAAAGATGAGCGCAGCGTAAGCATCAAACAGCAGATAGCGGAGCACCAGGACGAATTGAACGAGATGAAGCCGGTTGCATCAATCGAAAGCGGAAGGAGGCCGCAGAGGAATGGAAAGCCGGACAGGACGCTCATGCGCAAATCGTTGCAGGCGTTCTATGGTTCGCTGCAATACAGCGTGGATCGAAAGAATCTCGGGAAGGTCTCATTCGATGAAAACGCATTGAGCGAATTGGTGCACTATATCAAGGATGATGCAGAGTTTGCAGCGGCAAAGACTGCTCCTGCCGTGATAAAACGTGGTATTCAGGCAGACCATCACATTGAACATAAAGGCCATTCTGATGTGGAGAGTTATACATTTGCTGCGCCGGTTACATTGAATGGCAAACGTGGGAATGTGGCTGTTGTTGTGCAGTATACCAACCGCAATAAGCCGCATTGCGTGCGCATCCTTCTCCCGGATGGAAGCGGGTTCGACCTGGGTGAAATGACAAAAGCAGACCAAGACCGCAGTGCGGCCACCATTGAAGGCGGCAGGCAACAGCTCATTGAATCTGCTTCTTTTAACAGTATATCCGAATCGGGTGAAAATAGCAATCCCCGTTTCTCCCTCAAGGACGCTTCCCCCGTTGATGTGTCTGCCTTGCAGCAGGAGAATGAAAAGCTCGCGCAGTCGCTTGACGTTGCGCTCGACCAAACAAAGCTTACGCACGGCCACCGTGTGAAAGCCGGTCTGCTTGGCACGCTCGCCGGAAAGACGGTAAGGGATTACAAGAGCGAATACAGCGCCTCCACATTGAAAGAAAACCTCGTCAGGATTTTCGAGTTCCTTTCCAGCTCGAAAAACCCGAACATGAACGAGGTTCATGAGCTTGGCGTTGGCCTTATGAAAGCCGTGCTCGAAAAGTCGAACCGCTTCGATTCGGACGGATACAACGCATATTCAAAGGAGCGTGATTACCTTCACAACACAGGTATTGCGTTCTCGGATACGCAGAAGAAAGAAGCCGCTGCGCTTTTTGATACGTTCGGCAAGTATCGCTCCTCCATGTTCGGCTCCGTGAAGATCACAACCGATGGTGTCCCGCTTGATACCGCGTGGCAAGAGTTATCCGAAATGAATTCGGAACTGTTCCCGCCCGACACAAACGCGAGCGATATGCCGCGCGCCCTTATGATCGCTCACGAAGCGCTAAAGCGTGATAACTTCTATGTAAATGATTTCGGATATGACCTTGATTCTGCTGCCGCAGACGCTTGGAGCAACCTCTTGGAGGCATACTACAAGTCGCAGACCTTTGATTCCGGCAAGGATAAAATCGCCGATCTCAATCAGAAAATGCGTGATCTGCGAAACGCGGCACGAAAAGAAGCAAAGGCCGTGGAGCGCGAAATTATCCGCAATGCAGAAGGGCATGCGAAGGAGATCGAAAAACGGGATAGGCGAGAGACCGCGCTGCGGGATATGATTTTGCTAGAGCGTGTTCGCAAGCGCATTAACCCGAATGGAGGAACGCTTAATCCGACGCAGATCGCATCCCTCGACATAAGCGAATTCTCTTCCACTCCGAAGCTTGATTCAATAGACGCGTCCTCAGAGCGTGGCGGGAAAAGCAAATTCTTCGAGAGCGCAGATAAGTCGCAGAACGTATCCGAAGAGACGAGAGAGCTGATTCAGAACGATGATGATGTAAAGTACTATGCAAACATCACGAACTCGGACACGCTCGACGAGGCAAATAATCGGCTCAATTCGCTTGGCGCGTCTGAAACGCAACGCTGGCAGGCTATGGATCCGGGCAGTGCTACGGCGACAGATGTTGCAGAGGGATTTATTCTTCTAAAACGTTATCAGGATGCCGGAGATTATGAAAGCGCCGTTACTGTAATCAAAAAACTCCGTCAGATGGGCAGCCGTGCAGGACAAACGACACAGGCATTTTCTATCATGGGGCGGCTTACCCCGGAAGCCATGAATATGTACGCGCAGAAGGAGCTTGATGATCTTCGCGCCGAATTGGTAAAACGTTTCGGAGAGAAATGGGTTGATGATCGTTCCGACATGTTCCAGCTCACTCCGGATGAGGCGGAAAACATAAAGGTGTTGATCGAACAAGCCTCTTTACTTCCGGATGGAAGGGATAAGAATGTTATTCTCGCTCGAATATCCTCTATGCTGGAAGCAAAGATTCCGACAAATGCAGGCAAAATCGTAAAGGCGCTTGCGCGAAACTTTATGTTGCTCAACACCAAAACTATGATTCGCAACGTGCTTGGAAACGCCATTATGATGCCGGCTTATATAGCGCAGGACTTCATCGGTTCCGGGATTGACCGTGCTCTTTCCAGGAGTACCGGAATAAGAACGACTGGTAATACGCTGCCGAGCAAATCCGCGCTCAAAGCTGCAAAGAAGGGCTTATTTGAGAGCTACGATGATTTCAGACTGAACATCAACACGCGCCAAATTGACAATGACCGATTCGAGATCGGCTCTGGCAATGCATTTAGAAAGTATAGCATGGAGCGAATCAGGGCGGCGCATGCAATAAAACGTCCCGTTATGCTGCTGTCCAACGCGTTGAACATGATGGATCGGATAACTGGGTTCCTGCTCGATGCGGGAGATCGCCCGTTCTTTGAGTACCACTTTACCAACGCGCTCAACAACCAACTTCGTCTGAACAACGCTGCGGAACCTACGTCGGAGATGATTGAAGTAGCTACGGCAGAAGCGCTCATGCGGACTTGGCAGGACGATAACTCCGTAACGAAAGCGGCATCTACTGTGCGGAATATGCTTAACCCGAAGCAGAGCAATGGATTTGGCATCGGTACGCTCTTAATCCCATTCACGAAAACCCCAGCAAACCTTGTGAAAGCACTTGCGGACTATAGCCCCGTTGGGCTTGTAAACGCCTTGGCTCGGAAGTCACGCGCATATGCTTACGCAGTCAAGAAGGGAACTGTAACGGTTGAAATGCAAAAGAGGTTCGTTGACGCTCTGTCAAAGGGTATCACGGGCACACTCATTATGGCCATCGCGGCATCTCTGGCGGCAAGAGGAATTCTTACAGGCGGCGACGACGATGAAGACCGTGACCTTGCTGCGTTTAAAAAGAACATCCTTGGCATCGCCCCTTATAGCGCTGTAATAGACGGCAAGAGCTATTCATACGATTGGGCGCAGCCGGTTGGAGGGCTTGCGGCCATCAGCGCCGATCTCGTACAGAACATCAAATCCGGCAAGGAGGCCGTTAAGGGGTTTAGTATCGGATCTGACGACGCGGAGAATAGAAAGCTGTCCGGTAATGTTGGAAGTGTAGCCAATGCAATACTAAATGCGCTTTCGGCTGGTGGCAACGTCATATTCGAGCAGAGCTTTTTGAGCGGAATTAAAAACCTGTTTTCAGAAGATGGCGTTGTGAACGGCCTCTCCAATGCCTTGCTGAACAGTACTACGCAGTTTATCCCAACTGCGCTCGGCCAAATTGCACAGATTTCGGATCCGTATGCCCGCACGTATTACGAAACCGGAAATCTGCTTGGAACTACATCAAATCGCCTCAAGGCAAAAATTCCAGGCATACGCAACGAACTTGCCGCAGTCGTGGATGTAATGGGCAATGACGTGCTCGCAATCGGCGGTCTAAATGTGTTCTTCAATCCTGCGAACGTATATCCGGAGAATGCGACAGCGGCTGCTCTTGAGATTTATCGCGTGTACCAAGAAACTGGCGCATTATCAGCAATTCCTCGCGTTGCCGGATATAGCATGGAATACGATAACGTGAAATACGAATTTACTTCGCATGAGCGTTCTCAATACCAGCGTATGATGGGAAAAACAAACACCGAAATTGTGGAGGATCTTCTTAAGTCGAAAGCTTATGCCTCGCTTGATGATGCTGAAAAAGCTGCTGTACTTTCCAACGTCACCACTTATGCAAACGCAATTGCGAAGGAGGAATTCCTGAGCTCCAAGAATGTTACGTATGATTTTGGGCCGCTCTCTTGGGTGGAAAAGGCCCGAAACGGAAAGAAGGTCGCGCTGAATGTGGATGACTATATTGTCGCAAAGACCGTTGTTCGAGATATAGATTCCGGCCTGAAGGACGCTGATGGAGACACGATTAAAAACAGTAAGGGATTGCTTATTATGGAGGCAGTATACGCGGTTCCCGGACTTTGCACCCTTCCGGATAAGCAACGGCTGTACTTGTTTGAATCGCTCGGTGTTGGCAAGGATGTGCGCCACTGGAATAAATCACTCGTTGAGCAGGAGCTTGCAAAAATGCGGTAATTCAAATGCGGGAGGAAACTTTCCTCCCGCATTGTATTTTCGTTATCCGGCCAATGCAAAAATTGAACAGAAAATCGATACCGCACCGATGATTGATATCATGCGCAGGTTCGCCTCGATCTGGTTTCTCTGCGCGTTTATTTCAGACATCCGTTCTTTTAGCTTTCCAAATTGCGTTCGTGCGGTTTCTAAATCTGAATTCTTTGCAGTTTCAGCATCTTTTTCTATACTCGATATTGCATACGCTTCTTTTCTGCAAAATAATTTACCGCGCACTGTTTTAAGATTGGAAAGCTTTGACCCAATAAATGCACAAACGGGTACGAAAATATACATTCTTCCAGCGATTCTTAAGCATATGTTCGGTGTTATTTCTATGCTGTCTGCACCAAGAGCTTCCAAAATTACGCATGCCGCCACGGACGCGGCGCTGCAAAGAAATTCATGAGTGGCCAAACCCATACGCAAGCTATTATCCCGATCAAATCCCCTAAATAAAGAGCGTTCTCTTTCCGGAATCCAATGAGAACCTGGAACTAAAAGCCAGTTTTCCTTTTGTGTCCCCAACGTCTTGCAGTATATTTCTTCTGCTGTAAGCATGGCTTGTATCTCGTCGTCTGATGAATGAACCTTAGAAAACGCTCTACAATATATCAACACTACAAGCAGACAAAAAACGATATTAGCCATACTGTACCTCATTGATATTTTTCTCAATTTTCCCACCCCTCCCCCGCCCTGTCAAGCACCGCATGACACTTTTCTTAAGGGCTCCAAATTTCCTGCGCATACACGGGGGGAAACAGCGCATCCCATCATGTTATGTTATGTTCGGGAGGTGTAATATGAAGCCTATTATATATGACATAACGCTTATCGCGGATAAAATCGGAAGTCAGTTGCGGGTCAACGCAAAATCGGGCGAGCACAAGTCCCGCAGCCTTCGCATACAAATCGTTAAGGATTCCCGCCCGTTTCTGCCTCCCATCGGCGCTACAATATCGCTCCGTGGAAAACATGAAAACGGAACGATGTATCTCAACACATGCGCTCTGAGCGCCGGGAGAATCGTGTATGACTTGGGAAGCAATATTCTCGCCACTCCCGGCATTGTCTCGTGCGAGGTTATGATCGTAGATGCCGATAATTCCGTGCTCTATAGCCCGAGCTTTGAAATTTACGTTGAAGATCGGCTGTATACGGATGAGGTGGTTGAAACGGAAGATGAGTTTACTGCGCTCACTGCCGCCCTCTCCCGTGTAGTCACCATTGAAGCATCCGAGGATGCACGCGTCGCGGCAGAAAACGCTCGTATCGCAGCGGAAACCTTGCGCGAAACCGCAGAGGACAGCAGAGATGCCGCCGAAGATGAACGTGCTGCGGCTGAACTTGAGCGTACATCAGCCGAGGAACTCCGTGTAAGCCAAGAGAACGCCCGCGATACAGAGGAAGATGCACGCATCTTGGCTGAGCAAGCGCGCGTATCGCAGGAGGCAGCGCGTGAAAGCGCCGAGGATGCCCGCGAAAGCGCTGAATTGCTCCGTCAGAGTGCCGAGCAAGAACGCATTTCCAATGAAACATCACGTGTGACCGCAGAGCAGACCAGGCAGAGCCAAGAAACCGAGCGGCAGTCCGATACGGCTACAGCCATACAAGATGCAAATACTGCAACAGATCGGGCAAATGCAGCTGCAAAGGCATGCGAGGACATTGTAGGCGGAAATTATCCGTCGCATGCCAGCACACATGCATCTGGAGGGAGTGATCCCATAACCCCCGGCTCTATCGGCGCGGCAGCGGAGAATCATACCCACGACTATGCGGCATCGGATCATACTCATACCCCTGCGCAAATTGGCGCAGCAGCGGCAGAGCACAAGCATGCCATCACCGATGTGACCGGCTTGCAAGCCGCACTGGAGGATTATGCGCCCGCAGAGCACATGCATGCCATCGCCGATGTGACCGGTTTGCAAACCGCGTTGGATGGGAAACAGCCCGCAGGGAGTTATGCGCCCGCAGAGCACACGCATGACGGGTATATGCCTACTGGCACCACGGGGCTTGTGGGCGAGAAGTACACCACCACCATAGAACCCGACACTGCCGACAACGCCGCAAGTATAATCCGCATCAAGGAAAACGCAACTGGAAATACGCGCGTTTTAATCGCGGCAAATACCGATGCGATGAACGCAGGAAATGAGGTGTCGCAAATCGTTCTACGGGATGGCACGAATGTTGGTAATGTCAATATCCAGTGCAATACAGTAGGCGCAAAAGGCATGAGAATCATTGACAGCAACGGCGTGGAACGTGTCAAACTGCATCACACAACCGTAGGCGACAAATGTGTGTTCGAAATAAAGGACGCAAACGGAAATGACATAACACGGCAGGTCATCGGTGCGGCTCCTGCCTTGTCAACCCCCGCGGGCGGAACGGCATCATTAACCCTCGCGGACAACACTGAATACCGTTTTACTTCCGCTGTGACATCGCTTACGCTGACCTTCCCGTCCGGGAACTTTGACTGCTGGCTGGAATTCACCACGGGCAGCAGCATATCAGTTAATTTCCCGGCAAATGCGACCTATTTAGGCGGCGCGCCAACCTTCGAAGCGTCTAAGACCTATGAAATGTCAATTAAGGACGGTTCCGTGATCTGCGCGGAAGTAGAAGGGAGCTTGCTGGCATGAGCTATTGGATGGCTGTACGCAGGCGGCTTGCAGCGGCAGCGCTTGCCGGAATCGATGTGGCAGCCCTTGCGATCACCTACACCGGCAACATGACGGATGAGATCGTCACAATGGGGGACGGAAATCAATACCGGCTGCTGACGCTGACAAGCTCCGGCACACTGTCTATTCCGGCCAAAGTAAAGGCGGACGTGTGGCTGTGCGGCGGTGGGGCTAAAGGAAATCCTACATGGACTGGTGGAGTTATGACCGGGCACGGCGGCAGCGGTGGATTCATAGCACAAGCACTTAGACAGGCGATTACGAATATTACTGCGGTGGTAGGCGCTGCTGCTGGAAACTCCTCCGTTTCCGGCGACATATCTTTATCCGCAAACGGCGCGGGATCGCCTACTATTTACAGCACCGCTGACTTATCCGTTGTATATGGCTCATCTGGCGGTGGTGGGCGTTGCGTAACCAGTTCTGATAACTTGAGTATAGCGGTCGGACTGAAAGGAACCGGGGAAACAACGTACCCATTTGGCGATACAATCTATTTCGCAGGTAAACCGCACTGTGCAGGTGGAGGCGGCGGAGCGTATGACACAACCGAGTTTCAAGGGGATAGCTATGCCGCAGACGGCGGTGCTGGCGGTACAAATGGCGGTAACGGCGGCAGTGGTGACTACCTTGGCTATGTTAGCTTTGCCAGTTATGGTACGCCGGGAGCTGGCGGAACCCTTGGCGGAGGTCGAGGTGGTAGCGCCAATACGGGTAAAGGAACTGCTGCGACGTTCTATGGTTCTGGCGGAGGCGGCGGTGGATACCACGAGCGTGATGAGGAAGGCGACATAAGCGAGTATACATACGCTCCCGGCGCAGGCTACCAGGGCGTTATCTACGTGCGCATTCCATTGAAACAGTAAAGGAGGGGATAAGGATGAAATACGCAGTAGTAAAGGAAAACGCGGTTGAAAACGTGATTGTAGCAGACGCGGCGCAGAAGGCAGAACTGGAAGCCGCGCTCGGCGCGGAGCTTGTGGACGCGCAGCCGTTCAACCTGCAAATTGGTGATATGCGCGTTGGCGCAAACTGGACGCGCAATCAGGATGGGGAACAAATTGTGCTGACAGAGCACGCTACATACGATGAGCTGCTCGCAAAAATCGAAGAGCTGGAGGCGCAGATCAATGCTTCGAACTGAACTTGAATCCAGAATCAATGCAGTAAAGGCCGGAATCACAAAAAAGGATACGCGCATATCCGCTCTCGCTGCAGCCGGCGCGGCGCAGATCGCAGGGCAGGTGCCTGTGGCAACGGCCGGGCTGTTTGCGCCGGCGCTGCCAGCGTGGAATCCGGGCACAAGCTACGCGCAGTACGCACCGTTTGTGCACGATGGCACGGTGTACTTTGCCAGGCAGGCGGTGACCGCCATGGAGCACCAGCCTCCGGGAAGCACGGGCATGGAGGCCATTTACGGCGTGCGCCCCGTACCGGATGCGGATGGCATCTATCCGTATGTCTACAACATGGCGGCAAGCGCGGGCATGCGCGTGCGCGAGGGCGACGCTGTGTATGTCTGCACGCGTGCAATCGATCCGCTGCTCTATCCGCCGTCTCAGGTGGCGGCACATTTTGATAAGGAGGCAAACACATGAGCAAGAAGGTATTCGGCGCAATCCCAAGCGCCTACGACCCACGCGATTACAGCGTGCGCATGATGGCGGGAGCGGCAACGCTCCCGTCTGTTTATACCGCAGAGGACGTTGAGATTTACGACCAGGGCGACATCGGAAACTGCGTCATGCAGGCGCTGTCCTCGGCACCGCACGCATACCATGGCGTGCGTATGGGCGTGACTTATGGGTATGGCCGCTGGCGCACACACAACACCACCGGCATGCGGCCGGCCGAGGCATGCAACGGCTTCGTGAAGGAAGGCATCCCGCCCATGGCCGTGGATAACAAGCTCTATGAGGTGCCGGAAGCGATCGATTACGCGGAAAAGTATGCTACGCGCATGCTGGCTGCCGCAAAACCTTATGCGGGATGGACGTGGGCGCGTGTGCGGACGGTGGATGAGATCAAGGCGGTGGTCTATCAGGCGGAGCAGCGGCCTGGCACGCGGTGCATTGTGTGTCTGCCCCATGTGACGATCCGGCAGGGATATTGGTACACCAAAGGGGAAGCGAGCGGCTATCACGAAATGGCGATCATCGGCTGGGATGACACAAAACAGGCGTTCAAGCTGCGCAATTCGTGGGGCGCGAAAGGATCGCTTACCACGCCGAAGGGCGGCTACCTGTGGGTGAAATACGATGAAGTTTTTGCCTGTGATGATGTAATCGCCCTGTTTCCGCCTGAAAAACAGGAGGAGACGCCGGAGCCGATCATTGTGGCGCGGCGCACCCTGCGCCTGAAAGACAAGCCCCGCATGGAAGGCGAGGACGTGCGCGAGATGCAAACGCGGCTGAATGTGCATGGCGTAGCCTGCGATGCGGATGGCGTATTCGGGCCGGACACGGATAAGGCTGTACGCGTGTTCCAGGTCATGAAGGGGCTGGTTGTTGACGGTATCTGCGGCGCAAAGACCTGGGCGGCGCTGGACGCTGAGCCGGAGACGCAGCCCGCGCCGGAACCGTCCGATCTGGCGCTTGGACTGGTTCAGCACTGCTACGCGCATATCGGCGATATCTACGTTTGGGGCGGCAACGGGCAGACGGAGATCTCTGCGGGCTGGATCCGGCGCATGGATACGAGCGAGAGCAATGCGCAGCGGTCGATCCAGTTCTGGGAGAAGCAAAAGGCAGCGGGTTTGACGGAGCTTTCGGCCTATGACTGCTCCGGCCTGATTTCCCGCTACCTGCAGGACAACGGCATCGTCTCCAGCAAGCGCAACTGCGACCACCTGTGGGCGATGTGCACGCCGGTCACGCGCGCAGAGCTGTGCCCGGGCGACCTGCTGTTCCGCCGCAAGGATGCCGATGCGTACCATGTGGGCGTATATGTCGGCCGCGGCCGCGTGATCGAGGCAAAGGGCCGCGACGACGGCGTTGTGCTGCGCGGGATCGACGCATCCGGCGCAGGGTACTGGACGGACTGCGGGCGGCTGGAGGTGCTGAGATGACGGAAACAATCATTGTTGCTGTTTTGTCACTGATCGGAACGTTGGGCGGGTCGTGGATGGGCGTTCGCCAGTCCAACAAACTGACGAATTACAGAATCGGTAAGCTGGAAGAAAAGGTAATGAAGCATAACAATCTTGTTGAGCGGATGGTTGCGGTGGAGCAATCCGCGAAATCAGCGCATCACAGGATTGATGAATTAAAACATGAAATGGAGGAATGAATCATGAAAACGAACTTTAAAGCATGGATTAAGGCGGCGGGCATCCGCGCGCTGAAAACTTTGGCGCAGACGGCTGTTGCAACCATAGGCACGTGCGCGGTTCTGTCCGAGGTGAACTGGATTATGGTTGCGTCTGCATCCGCTCTAGCGGCTGTTTTGAGCATTCTAACGAGTATTGCAGGATTGCCGGAAGTCCAAGAGTGAAACGGTGCAAGAAAGGGGAGCGTTATTTACGCTCCCCATACATTTTTATAAGATTGTCCAATGCGTCCCTTTCTATTCGTCTCGCATAATCCTCTACATACCCGGATAGACGCGCAATCTTTTCCCAAGTATCTTTTTTGCTTGTTCCCATTCTAACAAACCTTAGATTAATGATGGATGACTGAACCGGCGGCAACTTTTTAACCATATCACCTATCAACTTGCACTCTGAAAGCATGTTGCTAAGCTCGTTTGAAAGGTCATCTATTCGTTTATTGTACTCCGCAACACGTTCCTCATTCCGTTCTGCCGTGTCCAATGTTGGGTCGGACACTCCGCTTCCGTGTGGCATTCCGCTAAGCTCCTGCGTTTTTGCTCCGTACAGCGAATCGATTAGAATTTTATACGCACTTATTTTCTCTTCGATTTCCTTAGCGTGTCTAGTTTCACCGCCCCACCTGAAAAGCTTTTCACGCATTGATTTTCTGTTCATTGTGCCTTTCTTGCCCTCCCATCCTCGAATTGCGGACAGTCCTCCACCGTATACGAACATCCCGAATATAACCGTTCCATTTTCGCTTTCCACCCTTCAACCGGTGTAAAGTCCGTGAACCAGCTGCACCCACCGCCTATGGCGTTTTTGCAGTCCCAGCATGACCGCTTCCAATGCCTTGCTCGCGTGGTTCTGCATTGCTGCCAAGCTGCGCCGCGCTTTCTTGCTGTTGCGGAACTCCAAGCCTTTCAGCGCGTCCGCGTATCCGATGCACCCGGCGAGCACTACAATGATTTCCTTGTCCGCTTTGTTGGCGTAGTCTTGCATTGCTATACCCCCATGAACGATATTTGCTGTCCGCGCTTCTTCGCGGGTTCAATCATTCCCTGTTGCGCTCTCGCGTGAAATGCCTTATCTACCTCAAATCCGTATGCATCGCGCCCTAGTTCATACGCTGCAACAAGGCTTGAACCGCTCCCGGCGCATGGGTCTATTACCACATCGCCGGGGTCTGTGAAGATTTCAATCAGCCTGCGCAGCACCGCAACCGGCTTTTGTGTCGGGTGAATTGAAGGATATATATCCTTGCTGTCACGCTGCCACTTGAACCAATCAAACACCATATGCCCGTTGTTTCTGAATTTCGGCAGTTTGTCACGGTACAGCACGATCGCATGTTCCGTTGCTCCAACGATCTTCATGTTTGCTTTCAGAACTTGCGCGGAATAGTCCTTGATGAAGAATATCGGGTAGCTGTGATTGAATCCGTACTGCTTGCCGTAGTCGATCAGCATTGCATCCTGATCGAACGCGCAGAACACAATCATGGCCGGAGCCTGCCCAGCGTCCTTTGGTTCTTTCCGCAACAGGCGATTGCAGAAATGCATGTATTCTGCAATTCTGAAATCATTGTCCGTGTTAAAGAACGCCTTCCCGGCCTTGTCGCTTTCTCCGTTTTTGTTATCTCCGCCCTTATACCACATAGGATTAGACGCATATGCATTCTTTCCTAGGTTATACGGAATGTCCGCTATTACAAGCTGTGCCTTAGGGATTCCGTATCCCTTGAAGTTTTGAAAATTATCGTGGTAAAGCTCGATTTTCGGCATCGCTAACACCTCTTACCATGCTTGTACGGCCTTGTTCGGTTGTATTCCATCTTTTCCCGGACGATTGCATCAACATCCAAGCCCTCATGGCCGAACCAGTCAAGGATTCTGATTAAGCAGTCAGCCATCTCAACACCTACCCCTTCCGGCTTTCTGCCTCCCCATGATTTCATGTCGGATTCGTAGTATACCGTTTCACCGTCGAACTTGTTGACATACGCCAACGGCCTGCCCGCCCGGTATTCCTCCACCGCTTCCGAAATCTCCGAATGGCACAGCGCGGCGATCTCAAGAAGGTTGCGCGGATCGTCCCACCATCCGTGGCTTTTAGCATTATCATGAATCTCCTTAGACAGTTCGTTTAGCATATCCCTTACCTCCCAGCATGTTGTGTTTGTTGTTTGTGATAAACTGCTTGTCGGCTTCAAAAATACGCAGCATCCTGCCGTTTACCTTTACCCTGACATGCGAACCCTGTGAAACCTTGTCCGTATAGATGCGCTTTGCGCACTTCATATCATTCGTTTCGGCGATTAACGTTTCTTGCCCCGAAGTTATCGCCACAATTTGATATTTCATCGTTCAAATACCCCTTGATCGTCTTAATTGCTTCCTCCGCGCCATAACACACCACAGCGCAGTTTCCATGTGTTCTAAGTCGCGCAATTACATCCTTCTGCCTTTTGCTCGGCCTGCCCTTTTTAACGCCCAACGCCTTGATTTCCGGCGTTTTCAGTTCGATGTACAGGGCTGCATATCCACCGTGCGGCGCCGGCAGGCATATGTCAGGTATTCCAGCCTTTACCCCTGCCGCCTTTAACCGTGCTGCCGTGGCCTTGCTCCGCGCTCCGCCGTTCGGGATGTGATACATCAGCCACAGCTCCGGGTATGTAGTTTCCTGCAACGCTGCCCACTCGAATACGGCGATCTGTTCCCGCTCTTCAATGTCTCGCATAATCGTCGCTCCTGCGTCTCGTTTTTGCCTGCCGCTGAATTTGGCTTTATTTCTCGCCTGCGTACTTTTTTGCCAGTGCTGCCGCAAGCGGGCACCTGCCCTCATAGTCAAACATATCGCACCTGCCAACCTGAAACGCCTCTTTGCCGCATTGGTCGGCAAACAGTGTTGACAGCTCCGTATCTGCCGTGAACCCCTCGCACGTGATTGATTTTTTTGATTCCCGGATGTAGTACGGGCATACCACGGAAGCACTGAATGAAAACTGCGTGATCGACACTTTTACACCTCCATTTCCTCGCGGTTATTCATCGTCTTCATCCCCAAGCAGATCGATGCCGATTTTGTCGAGGTCTGCATCCGTGTAGGTGCGCTGATGGTGGTTGTGCGCACCGTTCAAGGATCTCTGCTTTGGCTTACTTGCGCTGCGTTCATCTTTCCCGCGCTGCTCCCACGTTCGTACGGCTGCTTTCCAGTCCTTCATGGGCTGCGAGCCGACCTTCCACCCCTTGGATGCGTAGAAGTCAACAAATCGCTGCGGGTCAACGTCATTCCGTCGCTCCCGGCAATATGCTTCCACATCCGATACGGACGGTGGAGAGAAACGCGCACGCGCGTTTGGCGCTTTAGCGCCCTCTTTCGGATTCGGATTGGATTCGGATTCGGATTGGATTAAGGCCGCATCATGCGGCAACTCGCCGCAACTCGCCGCAACTTGCGGCATGCTGTTATTTCCTTCCGTTTTAGTAGGTTCGGGATATTTCGGTTTGCAATCGCGAACCCTCTGATGTTTGACCCACCCGGGGAACCAAAAGTAGGGCCTCCCGTCCACTGTGTAGAGGGAAACGCAGCCTTTGGCCGCCAATGCTTGGAGCGCAACATCGATGTCCTTGATGGAAAGCCTATCCCGAAACGGGAACACACGACCTCTTATGATTGCCGGGCGGGCATCTCCGCGCCCGGCATCGTCCGCCTGTGTTATCAGTCCAATCCATAGCCGAAACTCAAAATCCGAGAGAGATGCTATCTTTTCGCTTGCACAAAGGCTCTCTTTGATGATTCGATTCGGCATTTCGCATCACCTCAGAACGGCAGATCTGCATCTTCTACTTCGGTAAAACCCTCTGCATCCGGCGCTTGCTCTGCGTGATTCTTCGGTGTAAGGAACTCCACGGAATCAGCTAAAACCTCTGCCACGCGCCGCTTTGTTCCGTCCTTGGCCTCATAGCTGCGGTTCTGTAATTCGCCCACCACAGCCACCTTTTTGCCCTTGTCCAACCACTTCGCGCAAAGGTCTGCAAGCTGCCTCCACACTACGATGTCAAAAAAGTCTGTGATTTGGCTCCCATCCTGCGCTTTGTACTTGCGGTTCACAGCGATGGAAAACGTGCATACGCTTGTGCCGCTGTTGGTTGTGCGCAGCTCTGGCGGCTTGGATAGATTCCCGATCAGGATGACCTTATTCATTCGCTCCCTCAACGATCTCGCCGGTTTCGACGTTTACCACTTCACCTTCGACTTCGATGACATTTTCCGCATTGGCATCTTCCGCAATGACATCGGCAAGCTGCATTCCCTCTTCCCTGGTCTGATAGTCGATGGACATAACGCCCCACTTTCCGATAAGCTGACGGTAAACGGTTTTGCGAGCCATGGCGTCCCAATCGTCCCTCCATCCCTTGCCCTGATATTCGCCCTTTCTAAACTTCCTTTCGTGGTTCTCAATGGCTTTCACGCTCATGTAGATTGTCTTTTCAGCACCGTTCACAAGGCGGTAGTAACCTACGTAGCCGATAACGGGGAGTTTTTCTCTCTCTTCCTCATCCTCAACGAACGAAAGCACAACCTCTTCTGTTAAACGGTTATAGCTTTTCAATTCACCCTCTCGGATGTCCACAACGTTTATTGTTTTATATGCGCCGGTTCTAAGGGCAAGCTGGTGCATTCCCTTCCAACCGAGGATAAACGTTGCCTCCATCTTTTTTGCCCCGATGTCTTTTTTGTAGTTTTTAAAAGGCACGATATAGGCATAACCAAGATTCTGATCAATTGGAAGGTCAAAGGTTGCCGCCTTGAGCGCAGACTGAATAACGGTCATTGGGCTCTCATAAAACGCCTGCTGCATGTTCTTGTCTGCGTTCACCATTGAAACGACAGAGGAGATAAACTGCGGCGCCCTTTTTCCAAGAAGATCGTCAAATCTGCGACGCATCCCTTCGCCGTCGAGAATTGTGCTCATGAGAGTGTTCACGCTAGCCTGCTTGGGCGCGACTTTTTCAGCCGTTGCCTTTTGAATCATTCCTTTGGTTTCCATGTTTAAGCTCCCTTCTTTTTACGGATGTCGAATTTACGGAAAGTGGATACGTTGTAGTACGGGGACAGGTCAATCTCCGGATTCGCTTCGGCAAAGCGCTTCTCGTCAAAATAGCTTCTCATCTGCTGCTTCCAAGTTACCTTGAACCTGTCGGAAAGCCCCAATTCGCATGCGCCGAGGTCGGCTTTCAGGATGTTTTCGCGCTCCGCCTGCATCTTCTCAAGATCCTTGATTTGGTTCTTGATCAGCATGAGTTCGTCTATTATGAAATCCCTTTCAAACAGCTCTGTTGTTCCGAACGCGGATTCGGGGTAGATTGCCTTGAGCGCATCGGTTGTTGCCTTTGAGCCGTCCACACCGGGGTTCTCGCCGGATTTTACACATTCCCACAGGCGGCGCTCAGCTTCCATAAGGGCGGCAATTTCAGCTTCGTCTCGTTCGATCTCAAACACGAGGAAGTCTTTTCCGAGAACAAGCACAGCAAGATACCATTTTTGTTTGCCGGTAATAGCAAGATAATGCTGACACTGAACGTAATAGTTCGATGGGTACTCGCCTCCCTTAAACCTGGAAAGGCTCAATGCGCTCGCCGTCTTGCACTCAAGCCCCGCGTCCTCACCCACGATGTCACGGTCAATGTTCGCATGGGCAAACGGGTACAGGTCGTTATAGATGATCGCGTTGCAGCGGCGCACCTTCTTGCCTGTCTTTTCTGCGAAGCGCTGGGCAACGTATTCTTCGAGGTCGCGTCCTTGACGCATGGATTCGTTATCTTCCTTTTCCGGCAAAAGCCCGGACTTCTCAGCCCATACGGAATAAGCGCTGCTATAATCATTCAATCCGACGATTGCGGCCGCGTCGCTTCCTCCGATGCTGCCTTTACGGATTTTGAGCCAATCTTCACGGCTCATTCCTACGGTTGAAACCTTCGTGATGCTCATTTTTGCTCCCTCCACGGCATTTTGCCTTTGTAATACTGCTGCGATATAGCTGATTGATTTTCGTCCGGCAGCGACGCAATGCGGCGATATGCACGCAGCGTGCCCTCCCTAAACTCAGACGGTGTCAGGCCGAACGAGCACTTAACCGATGTGCTTGGCGTGCAGCGCTTGCCCGTATCCAGCAGCATGCACGTTACGACCTTCCCGTTAGGGGGTGGGAAGAACACGCATTGCTTCGGATTGCAAATCATTTGACACGCTCCTCTGTCTCTGATATGATGGGTTCAGTAGTATTACTTGTGTGCTCGCTTGGGATGGCCGTCCCGGCGGGCACTCCGTTTTTTACGGGCTGCATGCAGTAGTCGATTGCCGCGTTCCAGCCAGCTGAGAATCCTCCGCACATTAGTTCTAACGCAATTCCTGCTACCGTGTTTGGATCACCATCGTTCGCCGCATTGTATATCGCGGCGCATGCAGTTGCTATGAAATTGACTTGTTGCTTCATGCAATCACGCAAACTTTTTTCCATCGCTTCTTTCATTGATTTCCCTCCTTTAAATCTTCGATGTATAACCCCCGCTTCTGCGGTTGCTGCCGTTTTTGCGTCCTGCGCTGTACGCCCTGCGCGACCGTTATGGCGATCAGGATCCCGAGAATTACGCCAGGCAGAGTGAAGCTGAAAAATAATCCGAAGTAGTTCATACCTCAACCTCCACAAACTCGCCGTTTTTCACGGTGTACCATGTGTCCTGCTTGATATTTTCGCCGTCCACAACAGCTATCTTTGGTTCGATAATTTCCCCATCGCTTCCATACTCGGCAACAACAATCCAATTCCCGATTTTTCCACGCGCCCTTCCTTGTTCTCCAAATGCAACCGCAATACATTGTTTTCCGTTTGCTTCCGCACTTCCGTATTTGCCGGAAGATACGGCGCATCCTCTCCATCCCGATGCTGCGGCGTTGCCTCTCACGCCCGATGCTGCGGCGTTGCCACTCTCGCCCGATGCTGCGGCGTTGCCTCTCACGCCCGATGCTGCGGCGTTGCCACTCTCGCCCGATGCTGCGGCGTTGCCTCTCACGCCCGATGCTGCGGCGTTGCCTCTCACGCCCGATGCTGCGGC